AGATGGAGTAAATAAAGATTTTACATTAGCTTCTCCTCTTACATCTGGAACTACACATCAGTTTTATATAAATGGTCAGTTGTTAACTTATACAAGTGACTACACTATATCTGGAACTACATTAACTTTTGTAACAGCCAGACCAGCTCCTACACCTTCTGATGTTTTAAAATTATATGGATCAATTATTACATCTTTACAAGCAGGTGTTCCATTAGGTGGAGACACTGGACAAGCTTTAGTAAAAGCATCAACTACAAACTATGATGTTGCATGGGCATATGTATTAAATATACAACAATATAATAATCAGTATGGTACTGTACTAGCTGATAGTTTACCAGAAACAGTTTATGTATATGAGTTTACAGCATCTGGTACACTTATTTTACCAACAGCTGTAGGGAATTCTTGTATTTATAAGATAAAAAATAGGGCTAGTGTCAATATTTTTATTACCTTTGCTCCTGGGCAGGATGCTGATGGATCTACAAGTATATCGTTAACACCATATGCAGCTTTAGATTTCATATCAAATAATTCAAATTATAACATTTATTAATAATGGCATACACTCCAAATAATCCCAATGGTCAGGCAACTAGTGCAAATAGTGCACCAGTTGTAGTATCATCAACACAATCACCATCTTTATTAGCTCAAGATGATACAATTGTCATACTAGCTAGAATATTAAAATTACTTGAATCTTTATCAATTGTTGATTCTGCTCAAAGACAAAGAATAACTTTAGACTCTGTAACAGGAGGTCTTACATTAGGAGCTGTAACTGTATCTTCAGGAACTATAACAGTAGGTAGCGGTACTGTAAATGCTAACTTAAATGCTGGAGGTAACCTTATTGGTAGTATAAATAACTTAGCTACAATAGCTGGTATGGATAGAGAGATGTATATTAATCAAGCAAGAACTGCTTATAACACTGGCATTAGTGCTAAAATAAACTAATTAAATTAAAATAAACATATTATGGCAATCGTTAATACGCTTAGGAAGCAGATAGATTTACCAGTTTTTGAATGGACAAGGTTTGCTCCAGCAGTTTCCACTGCTGTTTCATCAGCTTGTGCTGCAGATGGTGCTATTTTTTCAGTGATTCAAGGTAGATACATCTATTATTTAATAGGTGCTGGTTCTTTTTGGAGATATGATACCTATGCAGATTCTTATTCTCAGTTATCTTCTCCTCCTATAGGAGTTAGTGTTTTTAGTACAATGAGATTTTCAAATGTAAATGCTATTGAAAGTAACATTCTTTCTGCTACATCTAGTTCTGCTGTTATTCCAGCATATTATGCTACAGTTTATAAAGGATATGATATTAAAATCACAGCTGGTACAGGTGCTGGTCAAAGAAGAACTATTACAAATGTATCTGATCCTATGATTTATGATAAAGGTAATGCTACAGCTGTAACAAATACATTAGGTGCAATAAATATTACAGATGGTCTTAAAGCTTGGACATTTAATCAGTGGGCAGGATATCAAGTGAGAATTGTTCAAGGAAATGGTACAGGTCAAGTTAGAAAGATATTATATAATAGTGCAACAGTTTTATATTTAGGTGATTCAGTTACATCTGCTTCAGAAATTTGGTGTAATCCAATGATTTTCTCTCCAGCAATTACTGCTGGTTCTATTTATCAAATCGAATCTTCTACAATAAGTATTGATACAAACTGGTTAGTAACACCAGATGCTACATCAAGATTTAAAGTGCAAGGAGGAACTATATATTTATTTTCTTCAGCTGCTGCTACACCATTCTATTCGTTACAACACTATGATGTATTAACAGATACGTGGTATATTAGAACTGCTAACTCAGCTAATATTGCTGCTGTTGGTACGGATGCATCAATTGAAAGAACAGGAGAAGGTGCTACTATATGGGCAAGAACTACTTCTACAGTTGTTGGTACATCTATGACACAAGTTGTTACAGGTACTAATACAACATTAACAGATAGTGGACAAGCTTGGACAGTTAACCAATGGGCAGGATATTATGTTAGAATATTTAGTGGATCAGGAGAAGGGCAACAATCTTTGATTGCTTCTAATACAGCAACAACATTGACATTTGCTTCTATGGCTGTAGCTCCTACAAGTAATTCACAATATTTTATTGAAGGATTTGATGCAGGAACTGCTTCTGGTGCTGGTTCAACAATTACATTAGTTGATTCAACTAAAAACTGGATAGTTAATAGATGGAAAAACTATGCTATTGAAATATCTGCTGGAACAGGTATAGGTCAATCTGTACAAATTTTATCTAATACAGCAACTACTCTTACATTTTATAGAGCTATATCAGTGGCAACAGATTCTACATCTGTTTACACTATTCAAGGAGATAATGATAAACTTTATGCTATATTGGGTAACAATGCTGGTGTACTAATTCAAAATTTAAATGATGATTTAAGTACATATGGTAGACGTTATGATTCTGGTATAGCTGCAATTGGTGCAGTGCAATACGCAAATAATAAACCAATATCTATTACAACATTAGCAAACGTTACAACAACTGCCACTATCACTACAGCAATTAACCATAACTATAAAATAGGGCAATCTGTTACAGTGAAAGGAGCTACTGATGCAAACTTTAATGGTACAAAAACAATCACTGCTACACCTGCTTTAAATACTTTTCAATATACAATGGCTGGTACACCAGCAGCAACAACATTCACAACTGCATTATCAGTTACAGTAATTGCTGATGCTACAAAAGCATGGACAGTGAATCAGTGGACTGGTTACATGGTTACATTTAATACAACTGCTGTCACTGCTGCTACAGGTATTGCTACAGCACAAACTTTTCAAATTTTATCTAACACTGCTACAACTTTAACATTAACTACTGCTGCAACTATAACAACAAATGGTGTTACAAGATATGTTATAGGAAGAAGAGAAGCTGTTATTGGTAATATGTTTTCTGGAATTGCTACAGGTACACAAGCTACAACAACATTACAAGATACAAACGTTTCTACAGCTAGTTTTACAGCATCTATATCAAATTCAACACTTACTGTTACTAGTATGTCCACTGGATATTTAGGTATTGGTTCTGTAATCACAGGAGGTGGTACATTAGCAGGTACAACCATCACTGCATTTGGTCCTAATACATTTGGTAACACTGGTACATATTCTGTATCAAGGTCTCAATCTGTAGGATCTGGTACATTAACCTCTACAGGATGGGCTGTGAATATATTTGCTGGTAGGAGATTGAAATTCTTAGGTGGTGCTGGTCAACAACAAGAACTTTTAATTGCATCAAATACAGCAAACGTTTTAACATTTGGAGCTGGTACAGCACCTGTTGCTGCTAGTACAGTTTATTCTATATTACAACAACCTATTAGAGGCACAGGAATTGAACTTAGCTGGACTCCTTGTACAACTATGATAAATACACGTGGTAAATATTTATATAGTCCTCGTGGTGGTGCTACAGTTAACTGGGATGTAATTGATATTACAGATGATACATTTGATCAAATGGCTATCACTCCTCAAGTGGAAACATTAAGTACAGGTAGTATGTATACATACGATGGTGGAAACAGAATATATTTTACAAAAGATGTTACACAAAGATTATACTATTTAGATGTAACTGTAAATACAGCATTTGGTGCAGGACAATATCCATATTTAGCAGGTGGTGCTATTATAGGTAATAGAATGGAAGTGTTTACAACTGTTGATGGATTGAAATACTTATGGTTAAACAGACACTCTAATACTGAGTGTTACAGAGAATTATTGTTCTATTAATATAAATAACTAATTATGGCCATAACAAGGATAGGAACATATGCACAGGTCAAGGGGGTTAGTTATAGCCTCCCTTGTCGTGCTGCTACAACAGGAGCTATTACATTAAGTGGTACACAAACTATTGATAGTGTTGTATTAGTTGTAGGTGAAAGAGTATTGGTAAAAAATCAAGGAACAGCATCAACTAATGGTATATATATTGTAGGTTCTGGAACATGGACTAGGTCTGTAGATATGTCATTAGATGATGATGTATTCCAAGGACTACAAGTTTATATCATTTCTGGTACAGTTAATGCAGGAGATGTATTTGTATTAAGTACAGCTAATCCAATCACACTTAACACAACAGCTTTAACATTTTCTTTAACAGCAACTTATGGTACCTCAGGAACCTCAGGAACCTCTGGTGAAACTTATGGTACTTCAGGAACTAGTGGATTTACAGGAACAAGTGGCATCACTGGAACAGATGGAAGTTCTGGAACAGACGGTTCTTCAGGAATGAGTGGTACAGATGGTTCTAGTGGTACCACTGGTACTTCTGGTGAAACTTTTGGTACATCTGGAACTTCTGGTGCTACATTTGGTACATCTGGTTCTAGTGGTACTACAGGAACCTCAGGATCTAGTGGTGAAACTTTTGGTACATCTGGTACTAGTGGAACGGATGGTTCTAGTGGAACCGCTGGTACATCTGGTACAAGTGGTGCTACATTTGGAACTGCTGGTACTTCAGGAGCTGATGGAAGTAATGGTACTTCAGGTGCAACTTTTGGTACTAGTGGAACAGCTGGTGCAAATGGTTCTAGTGGAACTAGTGGATCTTCTGGGTCTTCAGGATCTTCAGGATCTTCAGGAGCAACATATGGTTCTTCTGGTACAACTGGAACTTCTGGAGCTGCTGGAGAAAGCATTACTGTAGGATTAACTTATGTAGGATCTATTAGAGGATTTAACTTTTTAACAATATATTAAAATATAAATTATGGCAGCAAATACAGCACCTATTTTCTCAGCTAATCCTGATGTACAATGGGGACCAACAACAATAACAACAGCTAATACAGCTAAAGATGGCACAGGTACAGTGTTGCTTGCATTTACAGCAGGTATTAATGGTTCTTATGTACAGAGAATAAGATTTAGAACAGCAGGTACAAACGTACAAACTGTAGCTCGTGTATTTATTAACAATGGTTCTGCAAACTCAACTCCTGCAAACAATATTTTATATGATGAGCTTACTTTAGCAGCTACTACGATTTCAGAAACTACAGCTCAATCAACTTATGAAATTCCATTAAACTTTGGTTTACAAGCTGGATATAAATTAAACATAACCATTGGTACAACAGTAGCAGCAGGTTACTATGTATCAGTTATAGGAGGAGATTACTAATGAAGTATATTAAAATACAATTCACTCTAGGATTAGAGTGTGACGCATATCAAGTCTTAGACGAAAATATGTGTGTAGTTGGATTTATCAACTTGGATGGTAGTGAATTAATATTACCAGAAGTAACGGAATCTAAAGTGTTAATAGGAGAAGTATTAGATAGTATATAAGTTATGTTATATAATTTACCAACCGATAGTAGTATTTGGACATTTAATAAAAGTGGAACAACTTGGCAAACTTGGAATAAGCCAAGTGAATTTTCTAATTTTATGATATTAGCAGCTGCTGGTGGTGGTGGAGGAGGTGCAGGTTCTTATAGCGGTACTAATGGTGGGTCTACAGGTGGTGGAGGAGGTGGAGGTGGTACATTTTTACAAGCATCTGCTCCAGCATATTTATTTCCAGATAAATTATTTCTACAAATAGGATTAGGAGGAGCAGGAGGAATAGGTGGTGCTAGTGGTAATACTTGTGGTAGTAATGTGGCTGGTGGTACTGGTGGATCAACTTATATATCATATTATCCTAACACAAATGCAGGAAATTTAATATTTAATTTAGGAGGAGGTACAGGAGGAGGTGGTACTGGATATTGTACAACTTTTGGTGGAGTAGGTGGACAACTTGCAGCTGTTACTCAAAGTATTTTTCAATATACATCATCAAGTTGCAATGGACAAAATGGATTAACTGTTCCAGGAGATGGTGTTGATTATTCAAATACAAATTGTCCAATATTAGGAGGAGCTGCTGGTGGAGGAAGAACTAATGCAATTAGTTATTCTGGATCATCATATCCTGCAACATTTGTTAATGGGAAATTATCTGGTGGAGTTTGGGGAGTGAATAGTGGTAAAGGAAATGATGGGTTTATTCTTAGAAAACCATTTACAGTTTTTGGTGGAACAGGAGGTGCTGGAAATCCTGCACTTGCTGCAGTTGTAGGTCCTATTGGAGGATCTGGTATATGGGGATCTGGTGGAGGAGCTGGTGGTGGTGTCAATGATTCATACTCATTTGCTAGAGGTGGTAATGGTGGTCGTGGTGGTGATGGATTCGTAATAATAATAGGATATTAATGATAGACTTAAACAACTTACCAACAAACATAGACAAGCAAGTATTTAATGCAACTATTGCTGACGGTGGTCCATATAAAGTTGGTCAACTTGCACTTGGTGGTGTAATAGCATATGTTTTACAGCCAGGTGACCCAGGATATGATGCAAATTTACAGAAGGGATTTGTTGCTACAAAAGCAGATCAAAGTGCTGGAGCTGTATGGGGATGTAATGGGACCTTGCTTACAGGAGCTAGTGGAACAGCTATTGGAACAGGAAACCAGAATACCATTGATATTATGGCTGGTTGTGCTGAAGCTGGTATTGCTGCTAGGTTATGTGGAGATTTAGTTGAGGGAGGATATTCTGATTGGTATTTACCAAGTATTGATGAATTGAATAAATTGTATTTAAACAGAGTTGCTATTGGTGGTTTTACAACTAACTACTATTGGAGTTCTACACAACAAGATTTATACTCTGCATGGTTTTATCAATTTGGAAGTGACTATCGATCGTATTTTAGTAAAACCAGCGTATGTTATGTTCGTGCTATAAGAAGTTTTAGTGAACCCATACCTGATAAACCTTGGGAAAATTGGCAAACTTGGACAAAACCAAGTAAAGCCTCACAAGCTTATATAATATGTATTGGTGGGGGTGGTGGGGGTGGTGGTGGGCAAAGTGGAATTGCTGGAACTGCCAGATTAAGTGGTTCAGGAGGAGGCTCTTCTGCTGTTACAATTGCACAGATACCATTTTATTTAATTTTAGATACACTTTATATAAGTGTGGGTAAAGGTGGAGTTGGTGGATTAGTTAATACTAATGGTGGAAGTGGAAACATTAGTTATATAAGTTGTTATCCAACAACAAATCTAAATAATTGTATAATTACAAGTGGAGGGCCTGCTAATGGAGGAGGACCTACAGCAGTTGGAGGATCTGGTGGTGCAGCATTAGTAGCTTCTGATACCAGTCCTAGATATTTAAGTTTATGTAGTTGGGCATCTTATGGAGGTCAAGCGGGTGCTACATTTGGTAGTACTACTGGTATTGATATAGCAGCTTTATCAAACTCAATAACATCAGGAGGAGCAAGTGGAGGTGGAGTTCCTGCAACTAATACAAGTAATGCTGGTGGAAATATTACTTCTTCAGATTTATTAACGTCATTTATAAAACCTGTCAGTGGTGGTAGTGCAGGGGGGGGTAATGGAAATAATGGATATTCATATTTAAAACCATTTTTTTCTGTAGGTGGTTCTGGAGGAGGAGGTAATCCATCAGGCACAGGTGGCAATGGTGGTAATGGTATTATTGGTTCAGGAGGTGGAGGAGGTGCTGCTGGACTTACAGGAGGAGCAGGTGGAAATGGTGGAGATGGATTAGTAATGATTATAAGCTATTAATATATATATGTTACCATTAAATAATTTAATAAATAACGCACAAGTAGATTGGTTCATGCAACCAAATGCAGGAACAGACATGCATACTTGGACAAAACCTTATGGTTGTAATTTTGTTTATATAATTGCTGTTGGTGGAGGTGGAGCTGGTGGTAATGGATTTCTTCACTTTTCAACAAATCAAGCATATGGAAGTGGTGGTGGAGCTTCTGGAGCTTTATCTATACTATATGCATCTGCATTATTAGTACCTGATACATTATACATAAGAGTAGGAATAGGGGGAAGAGGTGGACCGTCTGCTACATCTGGAACATCAACAATAATTTCAGCATATAGAGCAATAACTTCAGAGTATTTAATGAGTGTTCCAGCTGGAGGAAATGGAGGAGTTGGTGCAAGTTTTAGTACTGGTGCTGCAGGTGTTGCTACTATAGGAACAGTTCCTAATAATCCATTATGTACATTAGGAACTTTTAAAGCATTTAGCGGTGTTGGAGGAGTTGTTGGAGGAAATTCTAATGCTGCAGGAAACTCTAATTCTTTATCTTATTATTTATCAGGTGGAGCAAGTGGAGCTGGATCAATAACTGGTAATTTTGTAGGAGGCAGTATAACAACTCAATATGGACAACAACCTTCATCAAGAATATTAACTCCTGGTGGTGCAGCAGTAGCAAGTGCAACAGCTGGTCAAAATGATGGTGGATCAGGATTTTGGATGCCTAACAGATTTGCATCATGTGGTGGTGGTGGAGGCGGAAGTAGTTCAGCTGGTTTTGCAGGAAGAGGAGGAAAAGGAGGTCCAGGTTCAGGAGGAGGTGGTGGAGGAGTTGGATCAGATGCTATAGGTGGAGGAGCTGGTGGAGATGGTGGAGATGGATTTGTAGTTATAGTAAGTTTATAATTTTTTCAATAACGTATTTAGAAGTGATAGCCTTATGACATTCAAAATGTTTAGGGCTATCTTCATTTACAGGACACCACATCCAATTACCCTTATCGAATTTAAACATTGGATTGTTCCAACATCCGTTGCACACTTCTTTATTAACTATGCGTGTACAGTTAGAAGTGAATTCATGATCTTCATTAGTGAAGTTAGAAATCATTACAGTGTGTTTGCCTATAGCCCAGTTTAACCAACTGATACCACTAGACAGTCCTATGTATAATTCTGCATGATGTAGATAGTTCATTACATTATCAAGGCTTGTATCATCAAGCTTTTCTGCACCATAATCACCTGCATCTTTAGACATCTCAAACACTCTATAACCTTTGTCTTTATAATAAGACACTAACTCTTCCCAATAATACCAATGTTTACATTGAGACGTTGATTGTGTAGATATACAAATGTATTCATTCACTACAGGTCTTTCTTTTGGTGTAAATGCTATTCTAGTTTTAATCTCCTTGAATGGAAGATTCAATGTATTACTTGCTGTTTTCTGTAAAGGTATAACAGCTGGATGTTCAGGTTCTTTATTTGCATCCCAATACCAACCATATTCAAATTGTCCTATAATATTCTCAACTGTCACTCCTCTTTCTATAAACTTAAGTTCTGGATAGGCTGCTTCAAATAAGAAGTTCTTAAATGTAGACACAACAACCTCACACTGATAGATGTTTTTAAACTCTAAACAGTATGGCATCCAAGCAATGCTATCTCCTAATGAATGAGATTCAAAAGATATTAATACACGCTTACCCTTGATATGATCTAATACACTAATCTTCTCTTTAAGAATTTCACCATCCCATATCTCAATAAAGTATTTACCTAAGTAGGTTCTAGGGTATTTAGCCCACATACCTTTCTTAAGACTTACAGAGTACATTTCTGTATACTCTTTGTCCTTCTTCTCCATGAACTTTACTAAGTATTCTTTGTTCTCCCAAGTGGATAGTAACTCAAAGAACATTCCATTGATTAGGTTTAAGTTATATCTAAGCATAAGTCTGTATGTATAATTGTTTTGTTCTGTTTGAATCGTATTTATCATTCACCTTTAGTACATTCTCATAGTATTTATGTAATGTATTAGCTACATGTTTCCAGCTATAGAGCTCTCTACTCTTAAAGATTTGTTCTCTACGCTCATCATAACTCCACATTACATTCACTATACCATCTGTTACAGCCTCTGTTGTAATATTATCTATTACATGCATTCCTGGAACAGGGCTAGATCCTTTATAAGTTCCCACAATGGGAACTCCACTAGCTATAGCCTCACATAATGTTAGATTAGGATGTCCTCCCTCTAGCATAGATGGATGTAAGAATATAGTATGTGATCGATATAAGTCTCTCATCTCTTCATCTGTAGGGTTTGTTAACTTTAAAGTTAACTTTTCATAAGTGGTTAGCTCTGAATGTATATTAAAGAAGTTTAGATTATCTGTATGTCCTGCTATAGTAATAGGTAAACCCATTCTTTCAGCTGCTTCTATACCAAATCTAAATCCTTTTCTATCAAATCCTGAATCACCTGCTAATCCATTGTTAGCTATCATTAATAAACTATGATTCTTAGGAGCATAATCTGGTGTAAAGAATTCTGTATTAGCACCATGTCTTAAATAGAATAACTTATCTGTCTCATCAAAGTAATCTAAGTAGTGTTCTGTATGAGTGATAGATATAACACTTCCCTTGATAGCTTCTAAGTTTTGCTTATACACCCAACTATCTTTACCATACCATTCAACATGGTGATCGTGTAATGAATAGATGTATGGTATACCAAGGTTCTTACAATGTAATGCCTGGTTAGCTAAGTGAGCATGTGTAATAGTGTCTGGTTCTTTAATCAGATCATTCATGTATTTAATCTCAACCACATCCCCTAGAGCTTCTAGTTCTTGTTTATATTCCCATATGATACGTTCTACAGCACCCCAACCATTTGGGGGAATAGTTATTAACCCTGTAGCCACTTGAACAACTTTCATACTATTGGTTTAAATTATTTCAAATACACCTCTTTCACGAGCTGTATCTTTTAATTGTTTATTCAAAACATACTTCTTAGATGTTTCTAATATAGTTTTATTAGCATCTGCATAAACCTCTACCACTACTTCAGTGTCATCAATATCAAAATCAGCAAACCAGTAGCCATGTTTATAAAGAATTATGTTTGTAAAGATAACATTATTTTTATAAATACTTATATATTTAATCTGTTCTTCTCCTATTAAATAGTTCATTATATATAGTGCCACCTTCTCTGGATTAGGAGTGTTATACACCATCTCACAATTAAAGAATCCAAATCTTAATACATTAATTTCACTAGCTTTAAATATGTTAGAACTATGATCGTTGATTATTAAGAACTTATCTTCATCATGTGAAAGCTTCTCATAGAAAGATAGTTCTAATGTATGACCAAAGTTGAAATTTATCCAGTCTTCTGATGATAGGGGGGGAGTGAACTCATCTACAAAATAATTCACATTTCCACCAAACAGTAATGACTCATATACATATGAACCATTAATTCCTCTATACTCTTCAGGTCTGAAGAACAACATCTTCTTATCTTCATCATCTAGAGTTTTTATATAAGACTCTAACAATTCTAAATCAGTTCCTCCTAGTAGTACATCAGCTTCTGTAAATACAAAATGTGTATAGCCAAGAGCTTTAGCCATGGTTGTACCAAGCTTTATGTTCCTACATATAGGAAGAACATGTCCACATGTGGGGATGGTTATCTTTGTACCAGCACATGTGTTCCAAAACACAGGACAAAGATCATGTCTTAGGAAAGTGTTGTCACTATCATATATAGTGTATGTAGCATTCTTAGTTGTAGATTCATCTAATGGAAGATGACTAGTAACTATTACATCCCACCCTATTGACTTATATGTATGTATACATCTGTTAAGGATGTTTATGATTCTATCATTAGAAGGATAGACACTTATTATAGCTACTGGTGCCATTTAGTTCTGAATTTAATTTCATCTATTTTAAGTTTCCTAGCCTTAGCTTCTCCTATTTGCTGTACATTTAATGTTTCCATATGGCAAACAATAGAATCTCTTACAAGAGCATGCTTGATTCCTGCTTGTTTAAGTCTTTCAGCATAGTCATTATCCTGATAGTACATATCAAACATCTCATCAAATGGTAGTATTTTATCTAGTGCTGTTCTTTTAATCATTGTACACCATCCCTGTAAAGATTCTGTAACAGCCCAAGATTCAAAATAATCATCAGTTCCTCCTGTAAAATGGTTAGGGAAGTAACGCATGTATAATAATGGATCTTTAGGAGAGAATGCTTCTATGTCTGGTCTTTGATCATATACATTCATCATCTCAGTAAACCAATGTTTCTCATAGCTTACATCATCATTAGATATAACAACCCATTTACCAGTACAATAGGTAATAGCTATGTTCAAGAACTTATTGTAATTGAATGAGCTCTCAGGGTGTATATAATTACTATAGCCTCTATATCTAAGTGGATCATTAGTTCCTGAATCTACAAGTTGTACATGTATTGGATATACAGTATTAGTGTAATGTAATGTATCTATTGTACGCTGTGTTAAAGCTACATCTGTACTATCTGTAAGTATTATTACATCTATCATTTTCTAAATGTTTTATGTGAGTTATCGATTAGTGAGAATCCATCTGCTTGTGTAGTGATTCTGTTATGTAGAATACCCATTTTGTGTCCTGCAAAGATATGATTGAAATACATGTCTGCAGCATCCCAATGATGCATTCTTACAGTTTCTTTTAATCCTTGTGCAATTTTAGCTGGGAACATAATACATTGTAAACCAATAATATGGTTAGTAACATACATTACATCATTAATGTTTTCTACTATAGGACTTTGAGGCCAGCCATGTTCTAATGTATCTTTATCTCCAAAGGACATAAAGTGTATATTGTGATCATTGACATTATGTGTACATGCTTCTACTGTATCTATAAAATTCTTAACATCTCCTTCTATAATACAATCTCCTTCACATACTATTAAGAAATCACAATCATGGAATTCTGTTAGGATGGCATTTTTGAATGCTTCATAGCATCCATAATGTGCTGGGGTAAGTGCAGTACCATATTGTTGAATTCTTGCTTCATCGAAGAGTTCCATTGAAACACAATTGGGTCTGATACAGTTAGACTTGGGTGGTAAGTCTGCATAGGGCACGTTAAGTTGTAAGACATATTTCCATCCATAGTCTGTAACTTCAATAAGGGAGTCTCTACTTTGTTGTTCTCTTTCATCGTTTAATGTAGTTTGTATGTGAACTAATTTAATTTTAGGTCTTTCTGTTTTATTCTTCCATTGGAACTTACCAGTGCTTTGATACTTATCTAGGTTATCCTTATTTAAGTTATACTTCTCAACCTTGTAGAAATTATCTCCATCATAGAAATCTATCTGCACATCTATAGGAGTTCCTTTAAATTCAAATTCATAAGCCCACTCATGTATTTGAGAAGGGATTATTCTTTTTGACATAT